AGCCAGCCGGTAATGCAGACATTGAGGCATTATTAGAACAGCGTCTCGCCCCGGTCAGCCAGTTCATGAACCAGTTGGAGGCGATGCAGTACCAACAGGCTGAACAGGCGAAAATTGCCACTAATCAAGAAGTTTCACAATTCGTTGAAACGCATGAATTTGCCGCTGAAGTGCGTTTGGAAATGGCGGACATTCTGGATTTGGCCGCGCAGCGCGGAGAGCAAATGACCCTTGAACAAGCCTATCAGCGGGCATGCATGTTCAAGCCGGAAATTGCCGAAAAAGTGCGGGCTAAGCAACAGGCTGAGCTGCAAGCGCAAGCGCAACAGAACCGCCAAGCCAAGCAACACGCTGCCAGTTCAGTGCGTGGCGGTCCCGGTGGTGGTGGAGGCGTGAAAGCGCCCGAAACGCTCAGCGAGGCTATTTCCGCTGCTTGGGATTTTCACATGCACGGTACGTAATATAGTGGATTACGTATTACGATACGATAAGCCTTTGACTAGACATAACAGCAGCTAAGTGTATACTCAATTTGTACGCCCCCAGCCCGCGTTTAAACATCGTGGTGAAGCAGGTCGATTTGCTAAGCACTGCCCCAGCCGCCAGGCAGGTAGTCGACGCACTGACACTGACACTTCGTTTAAACGCACTGGGAGAGCTTCAACATGGCTTTTGCTAACGCCAATATCTCGGACATTATCGCTACTACCATTGAGTCCCGGACTCGAAAAATTGCTGATAACGTCACCAATAACAACGCCCTGTTATACCGCTTAAAATCCAAGGGTAAGATCAAAACGTTCTCCGGGGGTTACAAAATTCTGCAAGAGCTGAGCTTTGCGGAAAACAGTAACCAAGGCTGGTATAGCGGGTATGACATTCTGCCGGTGGGCGTCTCTGACGTGATCAGCGCCGCAGAATACAACATCAAGCAAGCCGCTGTGCCGGTGGTTATGTCCGGGTTGGAAATGCTCCAAAACTCCGGGCGTGAGCAGATGATCGATCTCATGGAAGGCCGCATGCAAGTGGCGGAATCCACCATGATGAACTTGATCAATGGCGGCGTCTATTCTGACGGAACCGCAGCCGGTGGGAAGCAGATCGATGGGCTTGAAGCTGCCGTGCCGGTAGACCCGACCGCTGCCCCTTATGGTGGCATCGATGGTGCGACGTTCACATTCTGGCAAAACGCAGTAAGTGACCAGACCGCCGCCGCTGGGCTTGATCCTGACTTGATTCAAGGTTTCTGGAATGCGCTGTGGGCTTCGCTGGTGCGTGGTGCGGATCGACCGGATTTGATCGTCTGTGATAACTCTGTTTGGACCGCCTACATTGCATCTTTGCAAGCGCAGCAACGGTTCTCTAATACCAATACCGCTGATGCTGGATTCATGACTGTGAAGTTCATGGACGCCGATGTGGTGCTGGATGGTGGTATTTATGCCGGTGCTTCTACTGGTACGCCAGCCGGAACCGCGTTTTTCCTGAATACGGACTATATCCACTATCGGCCTCACGCCAAGCGCAATATGGTGCCGCTGAGTCCTAACCGACGCTACGCGACCAACCAAGACGCGGAAGTTCAGATTCTGGCATGGGCCGGAAACCTTACCACGTCAGGTCGTCGTTATCAGGGCCGTTACGACGCTAACGGTATTTAAGCAATGGCGGATTTCAAGTTACTGGGCGACCCCTCTTTAGAGGTCGCTTCTGAGCTTGGAGTGATGACGCAAGGGCTTGGCTACCCCTTGCGTTCTGTTGATAACGTGGCGGTCGCTTCTCAAGCGGATGGCTTCCCCTCGAAGTCGTTAGAGTTATTTACTTTTTCAACGAGCATTCAGCAGCCGGTCGCGCTTGATACGCCAATTCAGGTAGCGTTCGGGGCTCCGTTAACGAATGAGTTCATGACTTTGGACGCTAGCGGCACGGTAACGTTTTTACCAGGCTCTGAAGGCCATTGGAATTTTTTGCTGTTCGCCGCCGTTGAGAAAGGATCAAACGCGAATGCGTCATTGACGTTTATCTTACCGCTTAAAAATGGTAGCGCCGCTGCGAATCCCGCCGCAATCCGACTCACACAACAAAACGTCACGATCCCACTTCAATTCAATTTCGATGATGACGTGGTGGCTGGAGATACGTACCAAGTGTTTATGTATAACGATTCTACTGGTGTAAACGATGCGGGGCTTGCGTCACGAACTAGCGCATTGTGGGGGCAGTCGGCGTCCGCTTCGTTGCGGGTTTTTAGATTCAGAAATGTTTATTAGGGAGCAAGACAATGACAACTCCAACACGCTTTATTGATGCAACTACAGTGGCCGCTCGCGCCGCAGAAGTGCCCGACGCTGACTTTGATACGGGCATGAATTCAGGGGCCTCCAATGCGCCAGGCATAGGAATCAATATCGATGGTGGCGCGGTTGTAGGTGAGCCTCAACAATTCACATTGCTGGATCAAGACGGCGATGCTCGCGCGCCGCAAGTAGGACAACTGATTGGCGGTGACGGACTTACCGAAACTACTGACTGGCCAACGTCAGGCGGTGTTGAAGGTAAAGGCACGCTCCCGATTGAAGCCGCAACGCCAGATACAGATGGACAAGGCGGTGTAAGTGTCGACGGCAACGCAACGCTTGTTGATATCGCTATTGGCTGGACCGCTGTTTAAACACAATAAAGAGGCACCTTATGGAAACTTATGAAATCGATCACACGATTTTCACGCAACAACAAAAAGAAGCGGATAAAGCGTTACTGGTTCGCTTTTATACCAAGTCCGTGCAGGATCGCACGCAGTCTGCGAAAGAAGGCAGGCCAATTTTTCGGGATAAAGAATACGTAGAAATTCGCTTTCCCGGTAATCGCACAGACGCGGTAGCGCGCCCCGCAACCGCCGCAGATAAGGCGCGCTTTCCTGAGCATTACAAAGCGTTTAAGGATCGTGTGGATATGCCGGAAGTTGGTACGCCTTTGTCAGAATGGCCCGCTATCTCCCGCTCGCAAGCGGAAGAGCTGGCGTTTTATCACATCAAAACTGTTGAACAGTTGGCTAGTGTAAACGATGCACAAGGCCAGAAATTCATGGGCTTTAACGGGCTCAGACAGAAAGCAAAAGAATTTCTGGAGCTGAGTAGAGGCGTAGTCGAAGCAACGCAGTTGCGCGACGAGTTGAAGCAACGTGATGACATGATTGCGACCATGCAAAAGCAACTCGACCAGCTCATGAGCCAATCGAAAGAAGAGAAGCCGAAATTTGAAGGCGAGGTGAGCTACGGCGAGCAAGATATGTTTGCCGGTGCCGAGCCAATGGACGATGACGGTGAAAATGAAGTAAAGCCGCGCAAACGTCGTCCGCCGCTTAAACGTTCAGCCGGAGACTAACAATGGCCACGACGCGAATTGCGACCGCAGGTAAGATCATTAACCGCGCTGCGCTTGAGATTGGTTTGCCCCCGCAAGCTGACCCCTTCGCGTCTGAAGATGCTTCGTTTCAACAGTTAGTCGCTTTGTTAAATACAGCCGGGGAAGAATTGGCGACAGCTTTCCAATGGGAGCAGTTAACTCGAAGCTATCAATTTACCACGACGGCGCTCGATACTGGCGACTATGATTTGCCGTCTGACTTTCTTTACATGATCCCGCAATCAGGTTAGGAGCGTAGCAATCAAGTTCCGCTGTTTGGCCCGCTTTCCTCGCAAGATTGGACCTATTTAGAGGGGCGCAAACTGGCATCAAATACGATTTACGCCTCTTTTCGTATGCGAGAAGGTCTGTTCTCCCTCTTTCCTAATCCGCCGCCCGTTGGTCTGGATATTAACTTTGAGTATCAGACGCGCAACTGGGTGCAAGACGTTACTACAGACCCGCCCACTGAAAAAGATGAGGTCGAATTAGCTTCTGATATTGTGCTTTTTGATAAAACGCTGATTACACGCTACCTGAAATTAAAGTATCTGGAAGCGAAAGGCTTGGACTCTACAAAAGCGCAGGATGATTTTGCGCAGATTTTTTCATTCATTACCAATTTAGATAAAGGGGTAGGTGAAATTTTAAATGCTGGGCGACGTGGCCGCTGCTTTCCATATCTGGATAGTTTGCGCAATACGCCTGATACGAATTTTGGGTTGTAAGTATGGCGATCCACGCGCTTCAAAAAGGACAGATGCAACGACCGGCGAGCCAAACGCTCACGGCTACCACGATTCCCGCACCTACAGCGGGAATCGATGCGCGTCAAAACCTTTCCGAGCCTGGACCAATGGTATGCATTTTCTCTTACAATATGGAGCCCGCTGAATATGGTATGCGTGTGCGTGATGGCTATCGAGAATATCAGGCTGGTGTCGATGACGGCGCAAACTTGGGCGTGCGAACGATTATCCCCTATGCCGGGGATGAAGTACCGGACCGCTTATTTTGTACCAACAATGAAGGGATTTGGGATGTAACGGTTGACGGAGCCGCCCCGGTTTTAATGTTGGCTTTTCCAACGTCAACCACAGGCTCCGCAGGCTACGGCATTTACACGGCTTTCACGACGGACGCAGGCGACAATCTTTTATTCTATGCAGACCGTGAAAATGGGCTCTTTACTTACGATCCTGATTTAGATACGTGGTCACAAACCGCTGGTATTACAGGGCTTACAATCACTGAAGTCACTTACATTGTGGTGCATAAGCAACGGATTTGGTTGGCGGTTCAAGGCGAAACCATTGGGTACTACCTGGCACCAGGCGCGATTGCAGGGGCGGCTACGCCTTTTTATTTTGGCGCGAAGTTTAAACACGGTGGCGAACTGGTTGCGTTATTAAACTGGACCGTTGATGGCGGCGTAGGGCTCGACGATTATCTGGTAGTCGTTTCCCGTGCGGGTGACGTGATTCCTTACAACGGCGATGATCCCAGCTTGGATACTTGGCAAGCGGTAGGCACGTATTTTATTGGAGAGATTCCAGCAGGCAATAAAATTGCGTCTGACTTTGGCGGTGATTTGATTATTCTGTCTGAATTTGGTGTCACTGCAATGAGTGACT